CCACTGGCCCTCTTGCGCCCCGAATATCGCGCCGTGCCACCCGGTTCGCAAAGGTCAACGCCAGGGCGTCCCCATCGTCCGGTGAGTAGAGCCCGCGTTGTTTTAACGACTCCTTACTTTCCAGCATGACGGCATCTTTCGCCTTGCCGAAGTAATCGTATTCCGGCGTGGTCAGGTCAGCAAACAATCGTGTATCCTTGTCGATACAGCCGCCGCCCAACCAATCCCGCAGATTCGCCCACATTTCGGTGCGTTTATTCGCCCATTCCGGTGAGGTCGCGGACCCGCCAAACCAGACTTCATTCACCCGCAAGCCCAATTCCTTCACTCGATCAATCACGCCGGTTCCGTTGCCTGCGTCCACGTTGATCGCGTCAGGCCGGTAATGATTGGCGATTTCCACGAGCTTATTGGCGATATACATATTATCGCGTTCGGTAAACCGAATCGGCGGGATAGACCGGGCATCCCGTCCCTTCCTGAACCGAAACACGGTTTGATCGTCGCCATAGCGGGCAATGTCCACACCCACCACCAACGGCGCATCCCGATCTTCCACCACTTCCCGGTGCTGCGCTTCGTACACGAGTTGATTGGAGATGAACTGTCGGTTGCCCTGCTTGGGGAACTGTCCTAGCACTTCGATCCGTACGGGGTCGCTATCAATGCCGTGCTGGTCAATCAAGGCTTGAAACACTTGCGGGTCGCTGCCTTCCACCGTGCGGGCGTCTAAATGCCGCAACTTCCAATCGGTGTTGGGCGTATGAAAGCAATCGTAAAAGCCCCCGCTGTTCCGGCGCGGGTTGCTAAACACGAACCAGTAGCGGTTGAGATGTTTTCTAGCGAAAAACCCTGAGGTTACGGTAAAGATTGTGGAGGGGATACCAGAGGCTTCATCGAACAACACACAGACGCCGTGCGGGTTATGCACCCCGGCGAAGGCATCGGGGTTCTCTTCCGACCAGAGCTGGCCCTGGCAGTAGTAGTACCCGCAATCAATCCCCAACTGCGACTTGACCAACTCCGCAAACCACGGCGCAGGACGCACGGAGAGCACCGTCGCTTCAAACCAATGGCTGTTAATCAGGAGATTGGTCCACTTGCCTAACTCAGCAAAGGTGCGGGACTTCAACTGCGCTTCCGTATTGGCGGTAATGATCGTGGTGGACCCTAAGCGGGTCGTCATCATCCAATCGCCAATCCAGCCCACAAAGGCCGATTTGCCCACGCCGCGTCCCGTGCCGGTCCCGCGCTTGTACATCTTGGGGTCTTGGCCCGTGGCAATGCGATGCTGCTGCTCCAAGATATGATCGGAGAGCATATCGAGATCTTCTTTTTGCCACTTCCTCGGTCCTGGTTCATCCTGTAAGGGCGTCCCCTTCTTGCCCCAGGGATAGGCCAGCATGACGAAGTTGTAGAGATTGTCCTTGATGTCGGGCGCATGCAGCGTCCGAATCAATTCCGCTTCGTCAGCCGGACTATACTTGGTGGTGGGAGCGGCCATTTACCGCCGACAGGGATCTTGTAATCCCTGAAACCGCTGTTGTTCATCGAGTTGCTGTTGCTGCCAGATCATCTGCCAATCCCGACTTTCCCGCGCAAACCGGGAGTCCTCCCCAATCCCCCACGATTGCGAGAACGACACCGCCGTAGTCCCAACGATGACACCGAGTATAAACCCAAAGACGATCTTCATAAGACTCCTCCTCAGTCCGCTTCATGTGATTTAATGAAGCCATTGCTTACGGCTCGCTTCCCTAACTCTTCCTCCACCCATGAGACAATATCTGTAATCCCTTCGGCTCTCAAATCATCTTCAATACATTCCACCGCTTGATACAATTCCTGCAAGGTTCCATGTCCACAATTCTTCACGCCTGCCATGCGAGGTTCGACCCCGTGAAGGACCAATTCATACAGATTCTTCACATTGGCGTTCCGCAAACAATTCCAGGCTCGTACCGACAAGTGTTCCACTGTGAATGGACCGCTCTGTGGCGTGCGCTTTCTCGGCCTGACTCGTGGACGCTGATACGGGCGAGGGAGACAATGCGGTTTTTCTCTCATGCCGTGCCTCCCTTCACCAAGCCCAATTCCCCTGCCGCGTCCACATTCCGTATCACCTCATCATACAACACCGTCAGCCCCAGTTTGTACGAAAAGAACTTCATCGCCCCCTGATACGCAAGCATCATATGTTCCAGATCACGGTCTACGTTCGCTTCGTACTTAAATCCATGCCCGTGCATGGCGAGATGCCAACTATACGGCCACACGGCGATGGGACGGATGTTGTAGTACGACAGGATAATCGACCCCGTTTTCATCTCCGTGATCGGCTCATTCACCTTGTCTCCCCGATCCTGTGCCAACGCCTTCAACGCCACCGACCACGCCGAACAGATCGACCCCAACCGCTCATCCGTCCGCATCTCCGTCTCAAAGCCATCCGTCGTCACCAACGTCAGCTTATACCCCTCCCGCCCTTTCACCAATTCCAGCTTGTCTACAAAGATCCGCTCACCTGGCTTCGACTTCTTTTTCGCCATGGTCCAATCCTTTCACAAAAATTCTCTAAAAGATGCCGTGCAAGATGGTTTCAAATAATACAGCCGAGTGAGCTAGAGATATGAAGGGTCCTGCTTCTACAGATCGACCCAGCTATTCTTGCCCCCGGCCCCCGGTATGCCCCCCCCTTGTGTGTAGCCATTCTCTAAGGGTTTCCACTGAGGAAGTGAGAGTTGACATAATATAGGTTATCGGGGCTTGTTTCTTAGAATGTGCATGGATACAGGCGATTCGCAGTCATGCTTGTGTCGTGCTGTCACTGCTTGCACAATTACCCTGCAAGCTTGAGGCATCATCAGGCTTGTCTATGCTTGTGCTTGCATCGAGTGAGACCGATTGCGGATCGGCGGAAACTGGCCCTGGTGTTGGGATTGTCGGGAGTAATGCAGGTGCGGGAATGTCATTCGACACACTCGAAATACCCCTGTCCAAGGTATTGAGCTGTGTCAACACTCTGGTTTTGGCATCCTCAAGAGCACCTTTCAGGTCAACGTAGGTCGCTTTTACTTCCATGCGCTCAATCAACAAGCCATAGAGTTTGCTTTTATGTTCCAAGAGCTTAGCAATAGCGTTCGGGTTTTCTTGTTCATAGGCGAAAGAGATAGCCTTGTCTACTTCCTGAACGGCTTCTTTGACGCCATATTGTCCGGCGATTCTGGCATTCTCAGCAATCTCGGCTAAGAACTTCGCCCCATCAGGATGTTTTTCGGCTCTGTAGGCTGTCTTTTGGGGCAGTCCTGTAAGCTGGATGGCTTCTTTTTGGCTCTTTCCAGCTTGTCTGAGTCGCAGATAGTCATAATGACGGGGCTTGAGCTTACTGAGTCCACGAGGTTTGCGGGGCTTCGGTGGGGCAATGGCAGTAGTCATAGTGTGATGCGGTTGTACTACTGAGCGGGGAGAGAGTCAAGAAGGGGGACGGCTGCGCCTTGGTCGCTATCGCTTCTGTGCGCCTTCGGCTTAATGGATGCAGATGTTATGGGGGAGTAGTGAAGAACCGTGCTCGTTGTGCGGGTTACTCGCACCCCTATTATGGACTGGATAAGGTGATAGATGCCCTTTTTTGCCCCAGCGTGTCAAGAGGCATTCTCTCTGAAAAGTATGATCTCCGTCATGTTTTGTTGGGATTCTCTTGGAATATCAACGCTGATATTTATTTTCAGGTGTGTCCTTATTTGCCACTGTGGACAACTCGATTTTGTCCCTTTGTGGGACCATGACATGCCTATTTTTGAGGCACTCGTCATTCGATTATTGCATTGGCGTGGGATTCTCTGTCTTGCTCTTATCAGGCACAGGGGATGCAGTAGCTCTGGATGTCAGTCAACACCAACCAAGGGGGGGACAGCATGGCGTACATTATCCAAGATCAAACGGGCCGGATGTTATCGAGCGGGCAAACACGGGCGCAGGTTGTGCGGGCCTATCAATATCTGATTAGTGACCCACGGGCAACCTTGCCACGGTTGCCGAAGTTCGGACATGAGCTTGTGATTGCGCTGCCTTCCGCCATGGCCGCAATCAATCATATTGATGCCCTCTATATCGTTCACAAGTAGCCTAACCCTCACACACAGGAGACGCCATGAAAGCCATACTGACAAAATGCCTCCCCGCAACCAATACCAGGCCAACGAGGATTAAAGCCTATACGGAAGGCGGGAACTCCATCACGGTCTCATGGTCTGAGTGCGATGCGGCCAATAGGACGCAAGCTGAAGCACATGGCTATGCCGCTCGCAAGCTGGCCGAGAAAATGCACTGGCGCGGCACGCTACTCGGTAGCGGGACGGTTGAAGGCTACTGCTTTATCTTTGCGGATACCCGTATCATTATTCCCTAACTGAAAGGCACGCCATGACACACTATCTTGACTACACCGACGATGACCTCGTGCTCTGGTTCGGCTTGCTCGTGCTCGCCGTGGTCCTGGCCTACAGTACCGCCGATCCATGCGAGGATCTCACGCGCGGGACGGATGCCTATTTTGAATGTATGACAGGTGAACTTGATCTCACACCAACGGGAGGGAGCTGACATGACTAACTATATTCAAACCCCATTAGGTCTAGCCGATGAATTGCGAGCGGCGCGAAAAGACAGGCAGACATTGCTTACCGCCCTCGTCGCAATCAAGCATCGACACAAGGGGATTTTTGATAGCTGGCAGTTGCAGCAATTCGGCCCATTATCGACTAACGCCAAGGACGATATGGCAACCATAGCTGAACTCGCTTATGACAAAGTAACCAGAAAGGCCAGGTGACACGATGAGCACACATACGCTGGGCGACCTGTCCCGCTATATCGGCCTGGAAGTGCCCTGGTCTACCGGCAACCTGGAAGTAACGGTGCGTATCCTCGATTGCAAACGCTGTT